TAAATTAACTTTGGCTTTTAGAAACCATCTTATAAATTATTTTCTTATATTCACTAAAGTTATCTCTCCACATTATAGATGCATTCACATTTGCAGGTGATTCTAAGTTAGGAGAAGCTAACATAGAGATAATACTAATCAAAAAAGTTTCAACAGTTTGTGTTGGGCTCCACCTCTCAGATATTTTCTCATACCCAAATACATCTTCACCTTCGTGTGCAATTGAAATACAAACTTTACCATCTTCATAAATATTAGGATGAAATAGGTTATCAATAAATTTAAATTGAGGCGCTTTGTTTGGGTATTCAGGAGGAAATGTAATTTCGCAATTGAAAATACCACCTTCAAAAATAGTATCAGGAGGTCCAAATAATTTTACATCCCAAATAAATAGGTTTCTATTCTGTGGTGATACACTAAATAGACTATTTACATTCTTCCTAGAAACATCTTCTAGCTCATTTTTTAATCGTATCATTGAATCTTTTGGGTTCATTAATAATATAAATATTATATTAGTGATTAAATAAAACAATTTTTCTAGTCCTGCTCTTCAAAATCCATCCCTTTTTCCTCCTCAAAATCCATCTCATCTTCTTCCTCCTCCTCGTACTCAATGAGGATACCACCTCTCTGTATAAGTTCACAGATTATATCCAAATGATTATTTTCAGTAGCAACTGTCATAGCATTTTCGTTAGAATCAGATACCATATGTACATCTACACCTTTATCACAAAGTTCACGAACTACACCCAGATGTCCTTGCATACAAGCCCACATCAGAGCATTCCAACCATCATCGTCAATCATCTTGTCATTTATCCTAGCCCCTCTTGAAATGAGTTCACGAACAACATCTATATGCCCGTAAAAAGAAGCACTCATCAAAGCTGTAAAACCGTCTACTCCGTAATGATTAATATTTGCACCCATATTACATAGTGCTTCGACTATATTTAGATTACCAGCCTCACAAGCTTTGATTAAAGCTGTTCTACCACAGTTATCTTCATCGTTGATGAGTGCACCTTTTATGTAAAATTCAAGAACTAGTTCAAAGCTACCTCTACTACATGCCATTATTAATGGCGTGTAACCATTCTTGCTCTTCTCGTTTACATCAGCTCCTTCATTGCACAATTGTCGAACTAAATCTATAGAGCCGTGTTGAATAGCACAAATTAATGCAGTGTACGAACTATTAAAATTATTATTAGCATATGCACACTTAGCGCACACCTCCTTAGTATTAGTAAACATATTATTATAGGTAATAGTAGACATCCAATAATTATTAATGATATACATAGATTTAAAATTTCAATTTTTTGTGTTTTTTATAAAATAAGTGGAGTTAGAATCCAGAACCATCTGTGTTATCACTATCATCCTCGTCCAAATTCTCGTCAGCAAGTTCACTGTCAACCTCCACTTCCACCGTGTCATCAATCTGGATAGAGCTAACATTGAATCCTACATCAGGCAAATCAGAAGAAGTTGCAGTAACATCATCGTGAATAGACTCGGGACTGCCACCACCTGAAGGTGCACTGAACTCATTAGTCCTACTCTTCTCCTTGAGAATCCAGCGCACCCGCCCCCAAAGGTGGTCGAATGAACAGGTCAGATTAGAGCACCGCACATTTTCCCAAGGCCTCTCATACCTACAGACCTTATCCTTGGTGTCCACCCGGATAAAATCCTCAGGATGCTTCAAGTGGTTAAAACCACATTGTCCATTCCGAAAACCAGGACAAGTAGTTCCACGCTTGCAAGGCTTCTCCAGCCACCACTTGTTGTGTTCTGCCTTGAGATGCTCATCCAAACCCTCCTTGGTAGAAAAGTGAGTACTGCGAGGTCTGGTGCCGCCACCACCACCACCACAAGAAAGACCATCAGGCCGCTCACACTCCTTACAGTGGAAATGTAACGTATTTGTATAAGAGTTGCATTCCATACAGAAGAGCGCCGTCTTTCCCTCAATTAGCTTCAACACATCGGAAATCTTGGGGTGAGACTTGAGAAGGTGTCCAGTGATGGTCTTGGACTGACGGGCAACCTTATGGTTACAGCCAGGAACAGGACACTTAAAGAATGGCATCTTAAGAACCTCAAAATGAGACTCTAAAGTGGCCAACGTAAAGGGCTTACCTCCCTCTCCACAAGTCTTACACTTGCAGGTGAAGGTATCACCCCGAATATTAATAAAAGTAGGCATATTATAATTAATCATAGACGACATACCTATATTATAATATAGATAGATGGTTAAATATTCAATTTTTTTATAGAACCAGGAACTAGTACTTTTCTATATAATATATACAAATACCCCAATACTATAGATACATAGAAATAAGCACAAAAGTAACTATTATTACATAATTGATAATAAATCACTATTAACAATAGAATATTTAATATTACAATAATTTTCTCGTGTTGAAATGATAACTCTTTATAGTCTATATTTTGATAATAACTTATTAATAGGTCTTTCTCTTTCCATTCTTCTAATAACCAGGTTTTAAAGTCTTTAGTATCGTCATATTCTAATTCACGATTAATAATAAATGTTTTATTATTTTTATAAATCATTGACATATCATATATTTTACCTAATTTATTAGTATTCAATAATCTATTATAGATACTATGTAAACCCTTACTTTTAGGAACTAATAAATTATCATAAACTGGTAAATTATTCTCCTTTGAAAATTTCTGACCATCTAAAAACTTTTCTTTAGAATATCTAGTTCCTTCTGGAAATATTATAATTAATTCATCTTCTAATTTATCAATTTGTTGATCCAAAAGCAACCTATCTTCTTCCCATTTTCTACTTAATTTAATATGTTTATCTGTTAAAAAGTGTAAACCAAAGCCTGGTATATATATAATCTCTTTCTTCCCAATAAACACGAACTTTCTAATGTTTTGACATTTTAATATATATAAAATTAAAAATGTATCATAAGCATCTATGTGATTTGCAATTAAAATATCAACCTTTCCTTTAGTTTGTACTATTTCATCATTACATAAAACATTCTTATAAATATAGCAACATAATATTTGAAATGATTCTTTTATTATTTTATTTATTTTATCTTCCTCCTTAAAAATTATTGCTGGAATTAAATAAATATTTGATATAAATATAAACCATACAATTAATATTATTTTTATCATTATATTTTTAAAGAAAATCATTTTTGATTAATCGAATAATCTAATTTTCTTCCATCTGATGTCTCTAACCATCCATTAATCACAATTTGATTTCTATCGATTTTATCGTGACACAGAGAACATAAACAAACAATATTTGAATAATTATCCTTTTTAATATGAAGTAATGATTTATGTTTTTTCTTTTTATCAAAATCTTTTTGTGGAATAATGTGATGTGATTCTAGTTTCTTTTTCACTTTACAGATGTAACACTCTCTCATAAAATCATCATTATAATTACTCATTTTAGGAGCTTCATATTCATCGTATTCTTTTAATATTTCTCCAACTCTTTCATTAAAAAATTTATCTTTCATCAAAAATTTAGCAACTGTCAAACCATAAAATGTTTCTCCTTGTCCTTCACTTAGATGTCTGTCATAAATTAATTGTTCATTCTTTTCGTCATAAGTAATTTTCAAATGCATTGGTTTAACAGTTTCTAACTTTTTAACTGAATCTAAATTAGCTACTTTATGTAAATGAGTTGCGGTAATAAAAGAACTTTTTGATTTTGCTAATATTTCTAACATATAAGCAACAATAATATTTGCAGATTTTTCTTCAGTTCCTTTACAAATTTCATCACCAATAATTAAAGTATTATTATCATTTCTTTTTAATATTGCAGTTAATTCCATCATTTCAACCATAAAAGAACTAAGACCCTTGAACATATTATCATTACCGATGATTCTGGTAAACAAAGATTTATAAGGCTGAAAAATGAAACATTCAGATGACACATAATAACCAATTTGTGCTAAAATAATATTTAATCCAATTGATTTCATAAGAGTAGATTTACCAGAACTATTAATTCCATATAATAATATTCCATTCAAATTATCAGTACCTAATCCAATGTCATGAGGAATATAATTATATTCTTTATTAATCGACTCTACTATAGGATGTCGCATTTTAGAAGCTTTAAAATAAGAATTTTCACTTGCTATAATTTGTGGTCTAGTATATTTATTTTTTATTACACAAATAGCCCCTGAATTGATAAAATCTAAATAACCAATCTCTTTACTCCAATAAATAAATAGGTTACTGAATACAGTAGATATTTCTTTTAAAGATTCTTTAAACTTTGATTTGTTTAAAGCAGCTAACTTTTGTTTATTGACTATCATTTGATTTGAAATTTCTTTAATCTTATTACAATTAATTTTAGTGCTGGTACTTTTAGGTAATTCAGTAAATTCTAAATCAGTTGCTTTCAATTTAAAACCCCCGATAATTATATTATCTGGTAGTTTACTTTTTAATATTTTACATCTCCTGTTAGTAATCAACATATAGTGACCATCTCTTTCATTAAACTTACTAGTAATTAACGATGCATCTTTTTTGCTAAACAAACTTTTATCATCACTAATTAATTTTTCTAATTCAACTTGTAGTAAATCAATAAAATTATTTCCGGAATTAATGGATAAGACTAACTGATCTATATTATCATCTATTTTAGCTTTATAAAATGATTTATTATCTTCAAAATAATTATTAAAGTTACTGGATTCTAAATTTTCAAGAATAAAATACTTTTCAATATAACCTTTGAATTCATTAACTAATTTTAATAAAGATACAAAAGAATTATCGTGTAATATATTTAGTTCTTTTTCATCTAAATATTTTAATAACTTTTCTATTTTTAGAAAGGAACAATATAATTGATGCAATTCATACGGATGTAGATTTTCCATATCAATTCTTCTATGTAATCTTTCAATATCAAAGATATCCTCAAGGAATTTTTCTAAAAAAGTCTCATGATTGCTTTTTAAAATAGTATGGATTGCTTCATATCTATTTTCTAATTCCTTTGGATCAATTAATGGTTTGTTTAATGCATTAATTAAATATCTATTACCTAATGCTGATTTAGTATAATTAATTATATTAAATAATCCTTTTTCTCCCGATGCTTTAGTAAACACATCTAATTGTTCCAATGCTTTATTACCAAAGTATAAAAATTTATCACTAGTAAAACTAATAGGTGCTTTAATCTTATTTAATAAATTATTTTGGTGATGAGAACAATAATCTAATAATATCACTAGTGATAATCTACTTAAATTAGTAAATGATAAATTTAAATTTTCAAATACACTGAGATTATTAGTAAATGGAAAGATTGTTTCTAGTAATCTTTGTTGATATTTAATCTTTTCTTGATTTTCTATTTTGAAATTATAAAGTATCTTTTCATCTAATTGTAAATACTGCACAACTTCATTTGGTTTCATATTTGCTATTGGTTCTTTAATCTTATTTATTAATAAAATTTCTCTAGGTTTAACTGTATCTAAAAATCGTAAGGTTTCATCTAAAGCTAATAATTCATCACTAGTAGTTGAATAAGTTTCAAATGTAAAACCATTACCAGTTGATAAATCATATGAACATAATCCAATACATAACTGGTCATTGGTTTTGGTTTTAGTCTTATCAATTATTATTGAAACCAGATTACAATTTTTAGAATTATTTTTTTCTAAATAAGTAGCAGGTGAATAAATACCAGTAATTTCTCTTTTTGGTTCTGGAGGTTCTGTTGTTTGGTCAATTAAAACCACAGTATAATTTAAATTAATTAATTTTTCAATAAAGTTATGAGTAACATGAATTGGGAATCCCATCATTCTAGGATTTGAATCAGATAGTTCTTTATTACCATTCTTTTTGGTGCAAACTACATCTAACTTTTGAGCTAGAGTAACTAAATCTAATCCATTATCGTCATTACAATATGCTTCGTGAAAAGAACCAACTTGCATCAGAATAATGGTTTTATCAAGACCATAAATACTTGCGTAACATTTATGAATTTTAAAATAATCTTTAACAAAAATTTCTTTATCGTACATTATTTATAAAGTTCTTATAATCTTTACATATGTTAAGATTAAAACTATCTTTCTTATTGTTTTCAAACCATTTATTTAAAAAAATATTTGTTTTTTCTTCATTAATCTTTTCATCAGGAAATACGATTTTAAATATCTTTATTAAACTAGAATTATTCTTTTTAAGAGTATCAAAGAAAAGACGGTTATAAATATTAACTAATCTAAACATAGTATTTTCATTATCTAACTTCTTTAATTCTCTAATTAATTCATCATAATTATCAATATTATAAACATTTAAAATATCTGAAATAGGTAATGATAAATCCGGTATTTCCATATTTTTAGATTCACTTCTAGTTAATTTTTCATTGGTAAATTTATAATCTTTAGATAATTGATTATTATTAATAAAGAATTGACTAGGATATATTTTAAATTCTTGATTATTTTTTTGTATTTGTAAAGTAAGCGGATGAATTACTGATTCATTTTTATTAATAGGCTTTCCTACTGGTTTTATTTTTCTTAATTCACTAAATTTATTCATTAAAAAAGTATATAAAATAATTTTACTATATTATAAATATGGATACTTCTGATTCTAACTATAGTTCGTCTGATGAATCTCAAGAAAATTTAGATTTAACTGGTAAAATTTTAAATAACTACAACGTAATTTATGAAATTGGAAAAGGGGCGGATGCAATTGTTTGGTTAGCTTTTAATATTAATGACTCTAAATATTATGCAATCAAAGTGAATGAACCAAATGAATATAAAAAAGGTTCGCAAGAATTTAAATTTTTAAAGAAATTAGACCCTCGACTACCTTTTTTTAATCATTTAAAAGAAAGCTTTGTAGAAAAAGTTGGTAATAAAAAATATGCATGTGGTGTATTTGAATTACACACTGGTAATTTAGATGCAATTGTTAGAAAAGGTGAATTTCAAAATGGTTTACCTATTGATAAAGTTAAAAAAATAATGTTTCAATTATTGTTAGCACTTAAATATTTACATACCAAGATGAAGGTTTATCACGCAGATATTAAAACAGATAATATATTATTGAAAGGCTGTAATAATATGGATAAAGAAATAATAAGACAATATTCTGAAGCAGCCTCATATAAAGATATGAGCAATAGAAAGCAAACTCATCAAGAAATTTGCGAAACTCTTAAGTTTCCGGCCAAAGAAATTAAATATTGTGTTGGTCAAGACTGTATTGATAATTGTATAATTACATTATCAGATTTTGGTGCTTGGTGTGGCGAAGATGAACATTATGATACTGATTTTGGAACTAGATACTATAGAGCACCTGAAGTTATATTAGTTGGACAAAGTAGTTTTCCTGTTGATATTTGGGCAGCAGGATGTGTCTTTTACGAATTACTGACTGGAAGAATATTATTTGACCCAGAAAGAGATGATGATATAAATCGTGATGAATATCATTTATATTATATGAATTCTAAATGTGGAAACTTTAGTACATCGTTTTTAAAGAAAACAAAATATGGTAAGAAATATTTTACATCTGAAGGGAAATTAAAAAAATTTAATTCTTTAGATGAAAAGACATTTGAATATTCCATTGATAAGTATGGTATAAAAGAATTCAGGGCAGAGATATTAGAGTTATTGAAAGGTATGTTAACAATAAATCCAAATTCTAGATTTACTGCTGAAAAATGTTTAAATCATTCTTTCTTTGCTGATTTTAAGTAAAATTCATAATTTAATTATGAATTTACACTACTATAAGTGCCGAAATCATTTTTGCTGTTTACACTACTATAAGTGCCGAAATCATTTTTGCTGTTTACACTACTATAAGTGCCGAAATCATTTTTGTTATTTACACTGCTAAAAGTGCCGAAATTTATTAAATGTGATTTTGAAGTCATTAAAGAATTAATAGAACTGTTAGAGATTCAAAATTTCAATTTTTTTATTTATAAATTAAGCCCATTCTTTTCATCCTCTGAATCATCATTATTAGCAGTAAGACTTCTAAATTTAATACCCTTAAAGCCAGTCTTGGTCTTATTAAAGGTAACGGGTATATGTTCAGGAAAGCTTTTATCAAAATCAGCTTTACTAGTGGCTTTCAATGAATCATCTGCCTGTTCACGAATCCAATCCCTATATCTTTCCCAACAAGTAGCCAAAGATGTATATTTATTAACCTTATCATCAATTTCAATAATCTCATTGATAAATCTAAGCATACTGTTGCTTTCACTCTTATATTTATCAGTAAATGCTTGAACACAAGCAGGTTCTTTCAAAAGTTTCTCTTTCTTATATTCAGTTACAAACAAATGAATTAAATAGCTCATAAAATAGGGAGCCCAATCATCAATTTCATATTCCAAACTAGGATTCAATTGAAATTCATTTTCCTTATTTGGGTCTGGATTATCTACGAACACTGAACTAAATTCAATAACTTTCACACGACGCCAAATACCTCGATCAGTAGCTTTAATAATTGGCAACTTATTACATTGTAACCAAAATTTAGCTTGAATTTGCATTTCAAAAGGTTCACAATACAAAGGTCTAACCATAAATCTATCGTTACCAGTCAATTCCTTTACTACTCCAACATTTAAACTATCGGTATCATCAGTTTCTTGAAACACACCAATTCTAACACCCTTCAATCTAGCTAATTCAGGAGATGCTTGACCAGCTTCACCTCTCTTTCTAGTAATAATAGTAATAGGACAAGCACAATAATATTCACCCATTGATTTTGCAACCAAACTCATTGTTAATGATTTACCATTGGAACCATTATTAACAGTACCACTACCAGTGATTGTTCTAAACTTTTGGTCTTTGTTCTCACCAGAACAACTAGAAGCTAAAGATAACAAGAAATACCTTCTCTTTTCTGGATCAGGTAAGACTTGATTAAAATAGTTATTAATCTTCTTACTATATTTAGAAATTTCAGGTTTATTTAAATCCCATTTAATATAATTTACCTTGGTGGACAATGAAACAAAATCATCAGCACGTCCATTGCGAAATTCTTCCTTATCTAAATCATAAATACCATTTTCAAAAGCTATCAAATTTTTATTAATATCATCTAACTTTTTCAAAAACTCATTATCATAGAATAAGTTCTTTGCTTCCTCCATAATTTGCTTTTTAAAAGTAATATTTAATAATCTATCAATAATTTTTTGTGTCTTACTAGCTTTGTTTTGAAAGTCTTCCTTCTCTGAGCCATACACTTGTACGGCTTTTTGGTTATAATCTATAACTAATTTATGAAAATCATTAATAAATTCAGTACAGATTATATTAATTAAACCAGTACCTCCTTCGCTTATAGTCCATTTATGATTCTTAAATTCATACCAAATATTTTTACTTAGAGAAACACATACAAATCTTTCAGAAAATTTATTATGCAAGGCTTTTGCAATATAATAAGTATTAGTATCTAAGCTCTTCTTAATACATTCATCGTAACTTTTTTTCATATATGCATTAAATTCATCAAGACTGTCTTCTCTAGCCCAATAGATTAATGAACCAATATTTTTACCATGATCTTTCATTCCTAACCATTTCTCTTCGCATTCTCCATCTTTATATTTATCAGACTTTTGAGAGAATTCAATCCATTCATTTAATAAACTTTTATCAATATTATGTAAAGCCCAACCAACACCCATCCAATCAAAGAAATTATCCGCTCTTTCATCTTTTAACATTGTAACTAATACTTTAGCTTTTTCAATTTGCGCTTTCTTATCTTCAGTTAAATCTTCTGCTGGTTTAATAATAACTTTATTCTTTACAAAACCCAAATCTTCATATTCCTTTTGAATGGATTCTTCAGTATAACCAGTTGCAAAAGGTAAAGCATTATCAGAGTTCCAGTTTTTTTGTCGCATTGAGAATATTTTAGTCTTTTCATGATTATCACCTAAACATTCAGAACCATAATCTTGAAATAAAACATCTAATACTTTAGTAAGAAGATATGCATTTCCTTCAGGTTTCTTACATCCATACATTAACCATGGAGCAGTGCTAATAATTGCTTTATCAAATATTTCAGTAACCTTTTTATTAAATCCTTCAAACGTTTTAGACTCATTTGCTTTATTTACAACAAAATTTCTAACTAAGTGTCTGACTTTTGCAGAAGTACATATTCCATGAAAACAACCATGGAAACCATCCCTAACATTATTATCTTTAAAGTTGACATCTTTCTTTTCCATAATACAAACTTTAAGTTGTTCATCGGAAACATCCAAATATCTTTTAATTCCTTCCCTATAATATTCAACTACTTCAATAATCATATCTTCATCATAAAGTCTTTTATTATTATATTCACTCTTTTTCACATCCAAATCAATATCAAAAATAATAGGACCATATTCCTTAGGCATTTCTGCCATATGAATATCTATTCCAGCTTCTATACATTTTGAAATAATTTTATTTAATCTCATCTTTAAATCTTTCTTAAAGCAGAACTTTCCTTTGTTTCCACCCATTGATACGTGAGTAATTTCTGTTTTTTGTCCAGGGGGTAATCTACCCTCGTCTAATATAGTGTTATACTCGGACAGGTATTTTGTTATCTTGGAATTGTTTGTCATATTAATTAATATAAAATAAGATTTTTTTAAATATATTTTTCAATTTTTTTAATTTAATTCAGATAAGCATCGATATTATGATGTGATTCATCAAGATTTTTTAATTCCCAAAAATTAATTGATTAAAAAATTTTACTTTAAAGGGGAAACAATATATACTATTAATGAACAAATCCACATTAATGAGGATTATGAATGATCTAGTCGATTTCAATGAAAATAAACCAGATGGAATTTATCTCTACGTAGATAAAAAGAATATTAAGACTCAATTTGCCTTAAT